TAAACAATAATTTAATGGGAAAAAACAACGAAACATTAGGCAACTCATCTCCTGAAAATAACAAAAGAGGATGTTTATGTAAAGATGGTAAAACATATTCAAGAAAGTGTTGTGACGGAACTTTAAGAGCTCAAGGCATAGGAAGAATTAGCGGAAATAGTTAAAAATCTAACAAGCTATTTATATACAGTTATTTTATTAAGATAAATTAATTTATAAATATAGTGTTTATGGAAAAAACTAAAGCTACCTCAATCTTAAACGACATCATGGAAAAACTATCTCTAGTTAAAAAAGATGAAGTTAAAGAAATTGAGATTAAAGACGAAGTACAATTATCTGAACAAGTTAAAGAAGAAGATGAAATGTCTCAAAAACTAACTGAACTCGCTTGTAATAAAGAAGTGCAGCTTGAAGAAGCTGTCTCTGAAGAGCAAAAAGAAGAAGTTAACGAAGAGCTTTCTGAAGAAGTTTCTTTAGATGAAGATAAGTACGTTTCAAGAGACGAGTTTGATTCTGCCGTTTCTGAATTAAAAGGATTAATTGATGAGATGAAGTTAGGTTACGAAGACGAAAAAATTTCTATGTCTAAGGAAATAGAAAAGCTTTCTGCACAACCTGCTGCTGAACCAATCAACCACAATCCACAACAAATTGAATCAAACAATCAATTCGTTAGATATGCAAATAATAGAGGAGAGTCCACTATTGACAGAGTAATGAATATTTTAGCAAACAATTAATAATTAAAATTAAACAAAATGAGTGTATCAATTACTTCAACTTATGCTGGTGAATTTAGTGGCAAGTATATAGCTGCTGCTTTATTATCTGCTGACACCCTTGATAAAGGAGGGTTAACAATTATGCCTAATGTAAAATACAAAAGCGTAATCAAAAAAGCTGCTACTGACGATATCGTTAAGGATGCAACCTGTGATTTCCAAACAGGACAAGGAACTTTAACTCTTACTGAAGCTATACTTCAGCCAGAGGAATTCCAAGTAAACATGGATATATGTAAGAAAGATTTACATAGTGACTGGGAAGCTGCACAAATGGGATTCTCTGCATTTGACAACTTACCAAAAAACTTTTCTGATTTCGTATTGGCTCATGTTGCTGCAAAAGTAGCTAACAGAACTGAACAAAATATATGGGAAGGAGACACTGGTACTTCTGGACAATTTGATGGGTTTATCAAAAAACTAAAAGCTGATGCAACTGTAAGTGATATTTCTGCTACTACTGTTACTGCTGCAAATGTTGTAGCTGAATTAGGAAAAGTAATAGATGCTTGTCCTTCTGCTGTATATGGCAAAGAAGACTTATATCTATATGTTTCACAAGGTATATTTAAATCTTATGTAAGAGCTTTAGGTGGATTTGCTGCAACAAATAGCGGTGTAGATGCAAGAAGTCACATGTGGTATCAAGGTGGTGAAATTTCTTTTGATGGAGTAAAATTATTCCCTTCATCTGGATTAGGAGCTAACACTGCTGTATTAGCACAAAAATCAAATTTATATTTTGGAACAGGTCTTGTAAACGACATGAATATCGTTAAAGTTATTGATATGTCTGACATTGATGGTTCACAAAATGTAAGAATTGTAATGAGATTTACTGCTGGTGTACAGCATGTATTTGGAGCAGATATCGTTCTTTACGAACCTGGAGTATAATAATCGTTTAACATAAAGGGGTAGGTAGGTAGTGCCTATTTACCCTTTTTAATAAAAATTAAGAATATGGCATGTAATTTAACATTAGGGCGAAAAGAACCTTGCAAAGATGTTGTAGGTGGTATAAAAAACATTTACATAGTCAATTACGGTGGTATTGTACCAGTTTATGATGGTACTGATACTGATGTAATACAAAGTGTAGGTAGCTCTGTCGCAAACCTTAATTATGAAATAAAAGGTAATTCTTCATTTGAACAAACAGTTAATGCTTCAAGAGAAAACGGAACGGTATTTTATGAGCAAACATTGAATTTAACACTACACAAGTTGACAAAAGAAGACAACAAAGAGTTAAAGTTAATGGCTTATGGAAGACCACACATCGTTGTAGAAGACTATAATAAAAACTTATTTATTATGGGATTAGAAAACGGTGCTGATGTCTCTGGAGGAACTGTAGTAACTGGTGGTGCAATGGGAGATTTAAGTGGTTATACACTTGTTCTTACTGCACAGGAATTAGCACCTGCTAATTTTATAGAAAAAACTGCTGCAACAGAAAGTGTTACAACAACACTTACTAATGCTGGTTTTGCTTCACCAACTGAAGGTACTAATAGCTAATAATTAAATTTAATAAGGTAATCAAAGGGGTACAAACGTATCCCTTTTTTTATGCAAACAAATTAATTATTATTTGTTATTTATAATATGGTAGTATTAACAACTTCAACAAGTCCACAGAGTTTTAAGGTAATTCCTAGAAGTGCACAAAGCTCTGTAACCTTTGAATTAACAGACAAATCTAAAAGAAAAACTTCTGCTGTTACAGTTAGTGTAGCTAATTCAAATGGATATATGACTGTTACTGGCACTTATGTAGATGCGCAATCTAAAGCCCTATTAATTGAAGGTAGATTTTATTCATTTGTTATAAAAAATAGCTCTACAATTATATATAGAGGAACAATTTTTTGTACAGACCAAACTAATTTTAATACCTTTAATGTAAATTCTGGAGAATACACTACAGAAAATACATACGATAACGATTATATAATATTATGACAAAAAAATTAAATAGAATAAGAAGCAAAAGAAGAAAAGAAGAACCTAAGTTAGAAATAGACAAAGGTAAGATTCATATAGTAAACATGTCTTCTTATACAAGACCAGAAATAACAGAAAATTACAACAGGGATTGGGTAGAATATGGTGACGATAATAATTACTTTGACTATTTAATTGATAGATATAATGGCAGCCCTACAAACAATGCTGCAATTAATGGTATTGCTGAAATGATTTATGGTAAAGGATTAGATGCTGTTGATAGCAAAGAAAAAGAAGGAGATTATAAAGAGATGAAAGACCTTTTTGCCAAAGAGACAATGAAAAAGATTTGTTACGACTACAAAATGATGGGTCAAGCAGCACTGCAAATAATCTATTCTAAAGACCGTTCTAAAATCGTACAAGTAGAACATATACCTGTAGAGACTTTAAGGGCAGAGAAGGCAGATAACAAGGGTATAATCAAGGGTTATTACTATGCTAAAGACTGGTCAGATATAAACATAAAGAGTTCTCCTAAAAGAATACCTGCTTTTGGTACAAGTAGAGCAGGTTTAGAAATACTTTATATTAAACCATATAGAGCAGGTTTTTATTATTATTCTCCAGTTGGTTATCAAGGTGGTTTGCAGTATGCAGAGCTTGAAGAAGAAATTGCCAATTACCACATTAACAACATACAAAACGGTTTAGCTCCAAGTATGCTTATTAACTTCAATAATGGAGTACCAACAGAAGAAGCAAGAACATCTATCGAGCAAAATATACAAAGTAAATTTAGCGGTTCTAGTAATGCTGGTCGTTTTATATTAGCTTTTAATGATAGCAAAGAATTAGCTGCAAGTATTGAACCAGTTATTTTAAGTGATGCACATGAACAATATAGGTTTTTAAGTGATGAATCAATGAGAAAGGTAATGGTTTCACACAGAATTGTATCTCCAATGCTTGTTGGTATTAAAGATAATACAGGTTTAGGTAATAATGCAGAAGAACTACAAACAGCATCTATATTAATGGATAATACGGTTATAAGACCTATGCAGGTAACAATATTAGATGAGTTAGAGAAAATATTATTTTATAATAAAATAGAATTAGATATATACTTTAAAACATTACAACCTCTTGAATTTACAGACCTAACTAATGCAATGACTGAATCAGAAATTGAAAAAGAAACAGGTATAAAAAAAGAGGATAAAGAGGTTATAGAGGATGAAACAATAAATATAGAAGAATAATGGCAAAAGCACTATTTATAAAACGGTCAGATTTAGTAAAAAACACAGCATTAAATTCAAATGTAGATACTGATAAATTTATACAATTTATACATTTAGCACAAGAGATACATGTGCAAAATTATGTAGGTACAGATTTATATGATAAAATAAGCGCAGATATAGTTGCAGGAAATTTAGCTGGTGACTACTTAATTTTAGTAAATGATTATATACAACCTATGTTAATACATTTTGCTATGGTAGAATATTTACCATTTGCTGCTTATAGTATTTCTAACGGTGGTGTATTTAAACATAATTCAGAAAATAGTGTAATTGCAAATAAAGAAGAAATAGATTTCTTAATACAAAAGGAAAGAGATTTTGCCGAATATTATGCTCAAAGATTTATTGACTATATGACTTATAATGCTCCTACTAAATTTAATGAGTATTATAGTAATTCAAATCAAGATATTTATCCAGACAAAGATGCTATATTTAACGGATGGGTATTATAAAAAAGAACTACAAACCTAAGCAGGTTAACATAACAAAACTGTTAACTTATTTAAAAAGAAAAGATAATGGGAAACACTATAAATTGGAAAACAACAAATAAAATAAATCTTTTTAGTTAATTATGGCTTCACTCTCAGGTAATAAAATAAAAGATACTTATCAGTCCTTAATAAAGTTTTCTGATAATAGTAATATAACAACAGGAGCTAAAGTTCTAACAGATGGATTTGGCAACAGTTCTCCTTTATATGTTTCTACAACACAAATTGGTATTGGAGTAACACCTACAGTACAATTTCATGCTTCTGGAGACGGTAAGTTTGGTGGCAATTTAACAGTCATAGGAAACTTAGTTGTTGAAGGTAGCACAACTACAGTAGGTACAGATACTTTAACAGTAAAAGACCCACTTATTGTATTAGCAAACAACAATACATCAAGTGATGCTGTTGATATAGGTTTTTATGGAAAATACACTCCTTCAAGCACAACTTTATATTCTGGTATATTTAGAGATGCAGGAGATGATAAATTTAAACTATTTAAATCATTACAAGTTGAACCAACAACGGTAGTTGACACTGGCGGCACTGGATATGCTGCGGCAGATTTAGTGATTGGAAACTTACAAACTAACGGATTACTTGAAGAGTCAACTCAATTCAAACTAACTAAAGATATAAGAATATTTGATGCTATACCTGCAATTACACTACAAGATAGCGATGAAGCTGGTAGTGGAGCAGATGGTTCAATTTCATGGTTAGATAGCGCAGCAAGTCAAAGAGCTGTAATAAATTTAAGCACTAATGATTTAGGAATTACAAGTAAACATGGAGCAATTACATTTGGTACTAATTCTACACCAGCAGCAAGTATTGATGTAAGCCAAAACACATCATTTTTAGGTAATGTTAGTTTGGCAAATAATAAAAAAATACAGTTTGGAGGTTCTCAAGAATTAGAAATATACTATGATGGTAATAACAACTCATATATACAAACCTCTACTTCTGGCGAGGGAGACTTAACTATTAGAACGCAAGACACGACAGGTGGCGGTTATAATTTATATTTAAATTCAACTAATGATATTTTTATGTTGGTTAACACCAATGAAAATGGAATAAGCGTTTTAGGAGAGGGTGCTGTTAAATTGTATTATGCTAATGTCGAAAAGTTAGCAACCACAAATACAGGAGTTAATATAACAGGAACTTTAGGAGTTTCATCGACTTTAACTGCTGCAGATATAAGTACAGGCAATATTTCAGCAGGTAATGGCATTTTTTCTGGCGGTATAACTGCAAATGGAACAAGTGTAACAAATACATTTAAATCTACTGTTTTAATCAATCGAGTTGGGCAAGTATCTTCTTTACTTATTGGTTCTAATTCTGTTGATGATGTTTTAATAGGTTTTCAGACTGATGGAAACAGTATGGCAATGGGTATTGATAGAAGTGATGGTAATGCCTTTAAGATTTCAGATGCTGTTGGTTTAGGAACTAATGATAGATTTAAAATAGATACTTCAGGAAACTCAACTTTTGCAGGAAATGTAGCAATTAATGGAGCAACTGGAATTACTGGATTAAATGGTATAACTTTTGAAAATGGATGCATTCTAGATGATTCTATTGGAGCAGAATATTTAAAATTAAAATATAATGGAGCAGCAGGAGGTGGTTTACAGGTTTTTGATAATCAAAATCGTGTTCAAGGTTATTTATATGCAAGTGGGGGGGCAACTTCTCAATTTGGTTTATTAAATGGTGCAGGACAATGGGGTGTTAGAACAATAGAGGGAGCAGGAACTGCTTTATTTTATGGAGCAAGTTCAGAAAAACTAACAACTACAAGTACAGGGGTTACTGTAACAGGTAATATTGATGGAGCAGCTAATATATTCTTGCAAGATTATATTTATCATTCAGGGGATGGAGATACTTATTTTGGTTTTCCTGCAGCAAATGAATTTAAATTTGTAGCAGGGGGTAATAATATAATTGCAGGAGATGTAAATGCAGCATACTTATATTATCAAGGTGGTGTAAAATTACAAACTACAAGTACAGGAATTTCAGTATCAGGTACAAGTTCAACTTTTGCAGGAAATGTTTTAGTAGGTGCAGGTACTGCTTCTAATAAATTAACAGTTAAAGCATCAAATACTGGTACTCAAATAACTACTATTCCTGTTGGAAAATTTGTAAATACTGGTAACTCATTTAGTAAATTAATTGTAGGTTCAGATAATGCTAATTTTGATGGGGTGTTTTCAATGGATAATAACTCAACTTTAGCAGACACTAAATTAAGAATATATATAGGTAATGGCACAAATGCAACCACAGGACATTCAAACGACCATATAGTTTTACAAGGTAACGGAAATGTAGGAATAGGAACTGATTCGCCAAGTACTAAATTAGAAATTACAACTTTACGAGAATCTGGGATAAGATTATCAAGTTCTGATATAACTGCTGCTGTAGATGAGTTATTAAGTGGAATTGATTTTTATTCTCCTGATACTGGAAATGAAGGTGTTAAAGCATCTATAAAAGTTAATTATGCAGATACTGCTGCAAATTCTTATATGACATTTAGTACAGGTGCGAATACAGAAAGAATGCGTATAGACAGTTCTGGAAACTTAGGAATAGGAACTGCTTCGCCTGATGTTAAGATACACGCTGTTGCTAGTGGAACAAAAATCAGTCCATTAAGTGGAACTGTTTTAGGTATTCAAAACAACAGTAGTACTAGCACAAATTGTTGGATTTCTGCTCTTGCAGGTAACGCTGGTGCTGCTGCACTTGTGTTCGGAGATGCAGATGATAACGACCAAGCAAGATTTCAATTTAACAATTCAGGCAGGTTATTACAAATGTTAAATGCTGGAGCAGGAATTACAATAGATAGTTCTGGAAACTCAACTTTTTCAGGAACAGTACAAGCAACTCAGATTACAGCCACAAATGGATTAAATTATTTAAAAAGAAATACAGATGCCTCCTTACAATTAAGGTCAGAAAATACAAGG